GTCGTTCTTCCACCCCTGCGGTTGGTTACGCAAATATCACGATGCAAGAGCTGATTGTTGTCGCGTCGGGAAGTATTATCTCCACCACCAACCGCCAAACCCTTGAGCGTAATCAGGGCGATTACTACGGCATTTCATTTTTCGCCCTCGATCAGTTTTCCGCGCCGTCCGCAGCCGCGTACAGCCTGCGTAAACTACGCGCTGCATATACGGGCAACGCGATACGGGTGCGCCGGTCAAGCGACAACGCAGAATTAGATATTGGTTTTACCGCCGGCGGTGATTTAAACCAAACTGCTTTGCTGGCCCATTGCGGCGCAGGCAACGGCTTTGTTACCACTTGGTATGACCAATCAGGCAATGGTCGCAATGCCACGCAGACCACGGCAGGATTGCAGCCGCGCATTGTTAGCAATGGCGCGATAGAGACGCAAAACGGACGGCCCACGCTGCTCTTTGACGGCATAAATGACTCCTTTGCGATGACAAGCCCATTAAACTCGAACGATGCCACCATCAACGCCGTTTCAAAATTAAGCAAAACTCTCGTGGATGGTGCTTATATACTCGGATCGCAGACACCAATAGGCCTTTTAGGTTATGACGACGAGCTTCTAGGTATGCGATTGGTTTCTACGTCTGGAGGCTATTTTAGCTCCCCATTGCCAGCGGCAGTTAGGTCGGCGGCATCTATTGATACTTTTACCATCACTAGTAATGTCGCAGCACTACGTCGTTCTGGGGCGTTAATTGCTGGCAGTGTGTCAATAGGGGAAAACTTTCAGCCAACCTTGATTGGCACTTATGCGACCATGGGCTCTCGCTATTGGGGTGGGACACTATCGGAAATAACATTGTTCGGGTCTTCTATCTCCGCCGCCAACCGCGAAACGCTTGAGCGTAATCAGGGCAATTACTATACAATTTCAGTATCATCGACTTAAAAATAAGGGACAGACATGAATAAATTTTTTATTACCACACCGGAAATTGCGAGTGCGCTTGAGATGGCGACTGGTATCAGCGCGGAGAAAGCTCGTCAGCAGGGGTGTGAAGGCGTCACCTCATTTTGGTGGAGTGTTGTTCGGCATCCGGACGGCGAACAGGCTGCGCTGGCAATACATGACGTGCCAGAAGTAGGCGAGGTTGCAATCGGGGACACACCAGCGGGGTCAAACATCGTGTATCAAAACGGCGACCTCGTTATCACGACCGACGATTTAATCGACGAGCTGCCGGCGGATTGGCATACGGCCGATCCTAGTGTAGATGCAACATAGGACGACTCTCGCATGATTGAGTTTAAAACTACCGGACTGGCCGAACTCAAAACGGTTTATCGGGAGCTACCCGACAAAATCAAGCGGCGCGTTATTGCTCGCGCTGCTCGACAGGCTGCGAGCGTCTATTTGGCCGAGGCGCGGCGCGTGGCCCCTGTGAGGGCTACGCCTATGCGCGGCAAAAATAAACGCCCGGCAGGCACGTTAAAACGCGCCATAATCGTCAAACGAGCGCGGGAACTTAATACCGCCACATCGACGGGATTTTTGGTGACCGTTTTGCGCGGCAAAAAATTTCAGCGGGTCGGCAAGAGGGGCATCAACAAAGATGCGTTCTACGCCAATTGGGTGCATGATGGGCACCGAGTCGTCCCGCGCAGATCAAAATCCAATCAGGGCGGCATCACAGCACGGCGGCGCGGGGCTGCCGGGCGCGTTGAGGGCAATCCGTTTTTGCTCAATGCGTTTGAGTCTGCGTCAACGCGGGCGCTAGACAAATTTTCCGAGACGATGCAGGTTATTTTGGCCAATCCGACCGCGCTGAAATGACAACAATTGACGAAGCCATCATCGCCGCGCTCTCAGCCGCTCCCGCGCTAGGGTTTGCCGTACACCCGCAGGGGGCCAGTCAGGACGCCAAAAAACCGTTTGTGATTTATAGCCGGACGTCGGAACCAATCATGACAATCCACGGGTACGCTGGCATCACTAGACACGACGTGATTTTTGAGTGTTGGGCAAATCGCAAACGCGATGCATCTGCAATCGCGCTCGCGCTGCGCACTCGCATCACATCGACGGCGGCGGGATTGGTGTGGGAGGAAATCCTCGCGCCTGAGGACGATTACGCACCAGATACCGATGAGTTTTTAGAGTACGTCGCGTTTAGGTTTTGGCATTAGCAACACAATTGCAGGTTTAATTTTTTATAGGAGCAGATCATGGGACAAAATATTTTATTACTCAACACTAAAGTCGACATGGAAAACACGCGGGGGACGGCCAAAATCATCACCGCGATCACCAAGGCGACCGAGGCGGTTATTACATGCACGCACGACTTCGCCATTGGCGATTACGTTTTTATCGAGGGCGTAGTTGGTATGCCAGAGATCAACGGGCGCGTGGTGCGAGTCAAATCGGTTAGCACGACCGTCTCGTTTGTGGCCGAGGGCCTAGACTCGACGCTGTTTAGCACATACGCGTCCGGTGGATCGGCATACAAAATCTCGAGCTGGCACTCATTTGATAACCTCACCAGCCTCAATTACCCGGAGCCTACTCCGAACGCGATTGACGTGACCACTATCCACAACAACCAAAAATTTGAGGTTTTTGGACTCGACGACGCGCCCACAATCACGCTCAACACGATTAGTGATCCAACATCCGTCACGACCAAGGCCGTGCGCGCTGCATCGGCCAAAAAATCAATCACAGCGTTTCGAATCACGTTGCAGACTGGTACGATTTTAATTTGCACTGGCTACGTCGCGGGCGGTCGTGGGCTCGATGGGTCGGTCGGCGCTTTGGCCACTGGACAAATGTCGATCAAGTTGGCAGCGCCTGAGCAGTATTTGTAGCATGAGCCAAGCCATTATTGACAAAATCCGTGCGGCACGCGCCGTGCGGATTACATCGGGGAGCGTGGTATTTTTTGCCACGCGCCCAACCGTCTCGCGATTTGGCGAGATGCATCGCGCCGTCGCTAGGGACGCCGACATCTGCCGAGAGTGTGTCACTGGTTGGGACAACGTGCGCGAGCGCGACATCATTGATGGCGGCGGCGATGACATCGTTGCATGGGACGCCGCGCTTTTTGGCGAGTTGATTGTTGATCGCGTTGACTGGTCGGCGGCGATTGTGGCCGCCATTGTGGCCGCGACATTGGCGCAAATGACGGCGCAGGCTGAACAGCAAAAAAACTAGTAGGCTGGCTTGAGATAAACGCGCTGAAAAAACGCGCCCCCGGCATTAGGCCAGTCGAGTTGTCGCCGGAAAACGCTCAGGTCGTGCAGGCGTGGCGGCGCATGGGCGGGATTGATTGGGCGGCGCTGCCGCTCATAGTAGAGTTGCAGGGCGTGCGGGACATCGAAAATTTTGTTTTTGGACTTGAGCAAATCCGCGATTATTTTGAGCAGCAGCAAGGGTGACGAATGAGTAAGCGCGTTGGATCACTGGGGATCGAAATTGCGGTAAACGACGCGGAACTACGCGCCGCGATGAAGCGCGCCGCCGACTCGACTACGCAGGCATTTACAAAAATGGAGGGCGCGGCAAGCAAGGCAAGCAGCGTGCTCGCCGGACTTGGCGTGGCGGTTGGCGCTATTGGCCTGGCTACCACCGCGTTTAACAAATTTGCTGGTGCCATTACCCAGCTCGACGACCTCAACGATTTGTCCAAACGAACGGCGGTGTCAGTCGAGACGTTGGGGGCTCTAAAAATCGCCGCAGAACAATCTGGCACCAGCCTAGAGGGGCTGGCGACCGGATTAAAACGATTGCAAAAAGCGCAAATCGCCGCCGCTGACGGCGACAAAGCGATGCAGGCAACGCTATCCGTTTTGGGCGTGACGGCCCGAGACCCAGAACGCGCTCTAATTCAGCTCGCAACGGCGTTTGAGGCGCTCGACGAGCAATCTAGGGTAGAGATAGCCACGCGCCTCGGCAAGGGCTTTGACGCGCTTATACCGCTGTTGAGCGGGGGCGCGGCAGAGCTTGAGCGGATGATTGTTGTTGGGCGACAACTAAATCCAGTCACAAAACAATCCGCGGACGAGGCTGATAAATTTAATGACTCGCTCATTGAGTTGAGGGCATCAGGCAACGCGGTGTGGACGCAGCTCGCGTCCGAGGCCCTGCCTGCGCTCGCTCGCATTGTTGGCACGATGCGAGAGGCGCAAAAAGAGAGCGGCACATTAAAGGCGGTTTTGGTCGGTATTGGTGGCGTGATGGTGGAGGCGGTGTCGGACGTCAACACCGCGCCGCTGAACAAATTGCAAAAAGAATTGGCGTCTGTAAATCGTCAGATTGAGTCCGAGACGAAACGGCTGCAAAGCTCTTTGTTTGAGACCAACTCTCGCGCTGGTATCGAGGTCGCGATTGAGGCGGCTCGCACGCGCAAAGTGCAGCTAGAAGCGGAAATTAAAGCGATTGGTGACGCCACCAAAACGGCTGCCGCGCCGGTCCCTGCGAACAACACGATGGCGCAGCAGGTGTGTGAGATGACGGGCGGGCGCTGGAACGGCAAATCGTGCGAGCGCGGCGCGGGCGCTGGCGCTGAAGACAGCAGCAAAAAAATACTTGACGGCCAAATCAAGGCGCTTGAACGAGCGGGCGCGGAAGAGCGCGATATTTTGGCATCAAATTTTAAGGCGATTGATGCGCAGCTCGCTGACAGTGCGATCTCGTTTGCAGATTATTATGCCGTGCGAAGAACGCTACAAGAGCAAGCGATTAAATCTCAAATCGCGGCGCTTGATGCTGAGATCGTCGCGTTGGAGGACTACAAAAATCGTGCTGCCAAAACCAACGACAAGCTCGATGCAGAAAATAAAATTGCAGACGTACTCCAAAAACGTAGAGCACTCGAACGCGCCGCAGGCGATCAGGCGGTAGACGAGGCTGCGCGTCAGAAAAAATCGTTTGAGGATTTAGAAAAACAAATCCGATTAAACAGCGCAGCGGTGCAGGAGCTAGAGGGCAGCCTATCAGAAGCAGCCGCGATCAGGTTTGATGAGGCGAACAGGGAGATACGGCTGCGCCTAGTTGTGGAGGGACGCGACGAGGCGGTCGCCCAGCTCGATAGGCTGCGGTCGTACACCGTTGCGCAGGCCAGTATAAACGCGCTCAATGAGGAGGCTGATCGTATATCGCAGCAGCGTGCAAACTCCGAGACGTTGGTGAGCATCGCGCAGCGGAACGGCGCGACCACTGAGCTAGGGTCATTGCAGGCGCGTAGCGAGGCGCGCGCGCGTGAGGTCGAGGAGCTACAGCGCATCTATGAGGTGCGGCTGAAAATCGCGCAAGAGTCCGGCAACCGTAAACTATTGCAGGACGCAGAAAATCTGCGCGTGCGCATCGAGGAGCTTAGGGCGTCAACTGATTTATTGGGGCAGGCATTTGACAACATTTTTGTTGGCAGCGCCGCCGATGCGTTCGCGGCGTTTGTGACTGGTGCAAAATCAGCAAAAGATGCGTTCAACGATTTTGTGGGGAGCGTCGTCTCACAAATCTCGCGATTGGCAGCGCAGGATATCGCGGGCTCGCTCTTCAAGGGGTTGGGCGGTGGCGGTGGTGGTGGTGGATTGTTAAATTTATTCTCATCATTTTTTGGCGGTGGCGGCGGCTTCGGTGGGCAAACAGCCGGCGGCATGTTTACACTACCCGGCGAGGGGTACGCCAAGGGCGGCGCGTTTACAAATGGCGTTGTAGACACCACAACATTTTTTAATCCGGCGATGATGGGCGAGGCGGGGCCCGAGGCTATAATGCCGCTGGCGCGAGATAGCAGCGGGCGGCTGGGCGTGCGTGGCAACAGCGGCGGCGCTAATGTCAACATCACGTTTAACATTTCAACCCCGGACGCCAATAGCTTCCGCGCCTCAGAGAGTCAAATTTCTGCGCGCATGCACGCGGCTGTAGTCGCCGGGATGAGAAATAGATAATGTTTTTAGAGACGCCACGATTTCCGGATGACGTGACCTATGAGTTTGAGGGCGGCCCCGCGTTTTCGACCGAGGTCGTTATTAACGCGGGCGGGTACGAGTCGAGAAATCAAAATTGGGCACAGGCGCGAAGGTCGTGGCGCTGCAATCACGCGCCCAAAGACCGTGCGCTGACCGACGTGTTGACGGCGTTTTTCCACGTCACCAATGGCAAGGCACACGGATTCCGGTTTAGAGACTGGACAGACTACGAGGCTACGGCATCGCAGGGCGTTTTTGTAGCAATCAACGCCACTACATACCAAATGCATAAACGCTATGGCGCGGGCGCGTTTTCGCATGATCGAAAAATCGTCAAACCCGTCTTAGGCACGATCACAGTCACAGGTGGCAGCGGCGTCAGCATCAATCACGCGACTGGCATTGTCACGGTGTCGAGCGGAGCACCTACGGCATGGGCTGGCGAGTTTGATACTCCGGCGCGTTTTGATTCTGACGAGATGCGATTGCAGGTCGTACAGACGTCGCCGCGCCGATATGTGTGGGGTGACATCAGCTTAACGGAGATCAGAGCTTGAAGGCCGTTTCTGAGGCGCTTAAGGAGCATCTTGCGAGCGAGACCACAACGCTCGCGACATGCTGGCTGGCCACGTTGCAAAATGGCACGGTCTACGGGTTCACGTCGCATTCGTCCGATATTGTTTTTGGCAATCGCACATACGCCGCAGCGACAGGCATAACGCCGTCCGCGATTGCATCAAACGCGGATTTGGCAGTTGACAATCTCGACGTCGACGGCATGCTTGACGCGTCTGTGATTACCGAGGCAGACATCGCCGCTGGCTTGTGGGATTACGCGGCGATAGAGATTTTTATGGTCAACTGGTCTGACCTATCTATGGGTCAAATCAAAATGCGCTCGGGCAGATTGGGCGAGGTGAAAACAGGGCGAGTGGCCTACACCGCAGAGCTGCGCGGTTTGGCTCAAAACCTACAGCAGGTCGTAGGTGAGCTGTACTCACCGACGTGCAGGGCATCGCTCGGCGATGCCCGGTGCAAGGTCTCGTTGGCCGCGTACACACACAGCGGCACGGTCGCCAGCGTCCTGACTCAAGAAAGTTTTTCGGCGGCCCTCACGCTGCCGGATGACTACTGCACAAACGGGCGCGTGACGTTTTTGAGCGGCCAAAACAGCGGACTGGCCATGGAGGTCATTGCATACTCGCGTGGCGTTTTTACTCTCGCGCTCCCAATGCCGTACACAATCGCAGTGGGTGACACGTTTACAGCAATCGCCGGATGTCAAAAACAATTTTTACGCGACTGTGTTGGAAAATTTGCCAATGCGATCAATTTCCGCGGCGAGCCATACCTGCCCGGCAATGATGTGATGACGGCGAGCGGGTACAACAACGCGGCCCCGAGCGAGGAGCCGCAGACGTGATTAAACGCGCTCAGGTGGCCGCAGAGGCTAGGACGTGGCTTGGTACACCATGGCAGCATCAAGCGCGACTCAAAGGCGTTGGGTGCGATTGTGTGGGCCTTGTTATTGGCGTTGCTCGCGACCTTGGCGTTGTAGATGCGGATTTTAATGTTGACGGGTACAATCGCATACCCGACGGCGTCACGTTGATGACGCAGTGCCACGCGCACATGGCGCGGATTGACGCGGCATCTATTGATGTAGGCGACGTTTTGTTGATGCGATTTAATGGGGATCCGCAGCATCTCGCCATTGTTGGCGACTACGCGCATGGCGGCCTGTCAATAATCCACGCCTACGCGCTCTCGCGCCGCGTGGTCGAGCACGCCCTCAGTGATCAGTGGCGGCAGCACGTTGTTTGTGCCTATAAATTGCCGGGAGTCGAATAATGGCGCGGCTGGTATTAGGGGCGGTTGGAGCTGGCATTGGCGGGTTTATGGGCGGCTCGATTGGTGCATCTATTGGCTGGTCGGTTGGCGCAGCTCTAGGCGGTCTAGTTGACCCGCCGGACGCGATTAAACAACAAGGCCCCCGCTTAGGCGACCTAAAATTACAAGCGTCCAGCTACGGCGCGCCAATCCCCGTCGTCTACGGCGCGGTGCGGGTAGCTGGCAACGTGATATGGGCGTCAGAAATACGCGAGACGGCCACGACAACTAGCGAGGGCGGCAAAGGCGGCCCGGAGGTAGAGACGACGACCTATACCTATGCGGTCGATGTGGCGATCAGCATAGGCGAGGGCGAGCTGGTCGGCGTTAGTCGTATGTGGGCCAATAACCAACTGGTCGCCAATTTCTCGACGACGAACACAGACATCGCGGAATCCGTCGTTTTTTATTCGGGGACAGAGACGCAGCTGCCCGACCCAACAATGGAGGCCGCCCTAGGCGTTGGTCGCGTCCCTGCTTATAGGGGACAGGCCTACATCGTGTTCGAAAATTTACAGCTCGCCGATTACGGCAATCGCGTCCCGAATTTTGAATTTGAGATAGGCGCTGGCGAGTTGACCGAGGGGGAGCCGCCGATAATCGTCGACACCGGCCTGCCAGCCCGCGACTACCAAAATTTTAATACTATCGATGCTTACGATTGTTTGTGGGTGTCGCAGCCGGACTTAGAGACGCTTGTACGCTATGACTTAAAAACAAAAAAAACGCTTGTCACACGCCTTCTTGTCCCGTCCATTAAACCAAACGGCTACCCGCCAATAGACCTATTAAGGCCATACGCCATGGCCGATGACGGCTCGCTTTTTTGCACCCGAGCGCAGTTTGCTGGCGCTTGTTATTTATCGCCAACGGGCAGCGAGAGTGACGCGGGCGCGGAAATTTGGGTGCCAAAAAGTGGTGTTTACCCCGGCTATCATCAGCCTCAGTTCGGCGTCGCCGAGCTATTCGCAACACCCGGCGGGTTAGGTGTGCTCAAATTTGGCGAGCGCGAAAACACCGTTTTGGCCGTAGGCTCGCACTATTATGGCGGCTACGGCGTGCGCCATTATAGAGATGGGCTTTTAGCTAAAGATACGGAATACGAAGACTTTGTTATCCCGGATCAAATGGGCAGCAGCGTCCGGCGCGGCAACACCACAGTCCCGTATCCGTGGCCGTCCAATAATTACACATACAGCATGCTCCCGCCGCACTGGCACAACGGGATTGTATTTAATCAAGCCTCGCCTTTTGTTAATGCCCCTCAGTCTGGCCGGAGAATAAAAATTGAGGGTGTCGAGACGGTCGCGCTGATCCGCTCTACAACTTATGACGGGTATCGCGCCGGCCCCTATAATCGCGTTGTTTTGGCTACCGTATCCGACGGCGGGCTGAACGCACTACTCACAAACATGGATGTCGCCGCGTGCGATGCGGTGCAGGTCGATCCCAATGGCACGATCTACCTAATTTCGTCATCCGCTGCCAAAATTTATAAATACGCCCAACAACCCGGCGGCCAAGGGCTAAATTTTGTTTTGGCCGCTACGCTCAATATCGCATCCCTCCCGTCGTTTAATTCGGCGAGTGCCCGCATCCCGTCAAGCGGCGGAATAATGGTGGCGTTCTATGGCGCGCTGTACTCGGCCCGTGTGGCGTTTATCAATCTCAAAACGATGACGATTGTCAAAACCGCGCCGACGCCGAGTTTGTTTCAGCCGGTCATGCTGGACAACCACAAATCCAGTCAAATCGTGGCGTGTATTGACGTATACAGCCAGCGGCTCTATACAATTGACTACAGACGAGCGACCAATTCGGGGGAGGGCGTTTTCACGCCCTCCACTTTTAGCGTGCCACTGGCCGACGTCGTTGAGGATTTGTGCGAGCGATCAGGATTAAGCGCGTCACAAATCGACGTGACGGCGCTGGAGCCATATACCGTGCGAGGGTATGCGCTCTCGCGTCAGGCATCGGCGCGCGCGAATATAGCTCAGTTGCAACAGGCATATTTTTTTGATGCGGTTGAGTCCGACCACAAAATCAAATTTGTCCCGCGCACGCAGCGGCCTGCCGTGACGATTGATGCTGACGAGTTAGGCGCGTATGCCGCAGGCGGCCAGCCTAGTGAGTTGCTGGAGGTGCGGCGCGGGCAGGAGGTAGAGCTACCGTCGCGGGTTAGTGTGACGTACCCTGATCAAAATTTTGACTACCAACTAAAAACACAAAACGCACAACGATTGTTGACCGCATCGGTGGTCGAGTCCGCCGAGGCATTGGCGGTGGTGCTATCAGCGGACGAGGCGCGTAGCATCGCCAATCGCGCCTTGTATTTTGCCCACATCGAGCGCACCAGATTTGCGTTTGGGACAAGCAAAAAATACCTATACCTAGAGCCTACCGACGTGGTGACGATCAACGGCCCTAACAAATCGTACATCGCTCGACTACAAACCGCCTCAACATCCGGCGGTCTCATACAATGGGAGGCGATTGCAGCAACTGGCTCGGGAGCGGCGATTCACGCGCCCTCGATTATTAGTCCACTCAATGCCGGCGCGGTGGCAGGGGTGGCGTTTGTCTACACAATTTTGGCGACCAACACGCCAACATCGTACAGCGCGACCGGACTGCCTGCTGGCCTAACCCTAAACACGTCAACAGGCGCGATTACAGGCACCGTGGCGGCATCCGGGACGGCGGTGGCTACTATCACCGCCACCAACGCCTCCGGGAGCGGCAAATCGCCGTTAACGATTACCACGACGGCATCCGCCGTCGCACCAACAATTACAAGCGCCCCGACCATCAACGCCAAAGTCGGGACGCTGGTTAATGCGTTTTTGAGTGCGACAGGGACATCGCCAATTGTGTGGGCTGTCACGAGTGGCCAACTGCCAGTAGGTCTGTCCCTCAATACCTCGACTGGTGCCATTACAGGGACGCCCACGACTGAGGGGACGGCATCATTTACCGTTCGAGCGAGCAACGGGACTGCGCCTAACGCGACATTGGCAATGACCGCCATTGCGGAGGCATCAGGTCAGTCCCCTATTGATGTCGTTGTGCCCGGCGCGACCTACGCGCAATATCTCGATATCCCGCTCCTGCGCGACAAAGACGACGGCGCGGGATTTTATGTCGCACTGACGGGCGCGACCACCCCGTGGTCAGGGGCGACCGTGCTGCAATCGGCGGACGGCTTGTCATACACGTCGCTTGCTTCGGCGTTTTCTAGCGCAGCGTCAGGGTTTGCCACGACCCAGCTAGGCGCTGGATTCAACACCAACATGATTGACGAGGCGAGCTCGGTCACGGTCTACATCAATGGCGGCGGCACGCTCGCATCAATCACGACCGACGAGCTGCTCAATGGCGGCAACGCATGCGCCATTGGCGGCGAGATTTTGTGTTTTGGCACTGCCACCCTTGTGGCGGCTCAAACATACCGCCTAAGCCGCTTTATACGCGGTTTGTTTGGCACTGAGGCAGCACAGGCTACGCATCCCGGCGGCGATGCGTTTGTGATGCTCAATGGCGGCGGCGTGGTGCGCGTTGCTGGCACGACTGCGCAGATTGGTCAGCCGCTGCAATACAAATCCATCACCAACGGCCAAAAATTAAACACGGCGGCGGCAGTACCGTTTACAAATTTTGCCGCCGGACTCAAGCCACTGCCTCCGGTTTTGGTCAACGCGAGCAAACAACCTAACGGGGATTTTATAATCCGGTGGACGCGGCGCGGGCGCATTGATGCGGCGTGGCGGTCTACGGTTGATGTGCCACTAGGTGAGACGGTCGAGGAGTATGATCTAGAGCTATACCCGCTCCAGCAATCTGGTTTTTATGTTCTTAAACGCACGGTGCGAGTCACAGCGCCGACGTACATCTATACGCTGGCGCAGCAGGTGGCAGATGCAGGCAGCGGCATCGCGGCAGGCGCGCTTAGTCATCGCGTCTATCAAATATCGAGCGTGGTCGGTCGCGGCTTTGGCTCGCCTATTGCAAACACGTAGAGGATAAAAAAATGGCAGACAGTACAAGCAACATGCCGCAGATGTCGAGTTTCCAGGCGGCCAAAGAAGTCACGTTTAATTCGGTCGTCGACGCGCTCTCGCCTGCCTCGATTTTTGGGCGCAATTTTGCAACAAGCTCCGGTCTCGTGTGGGGATTTTTAGGGGGACGGATTGAGGTCGATGCGGTGCCAACGCTCATAGCTAATGGCACTCTCACGCTCACGGCATCGACCACCTGCTACATCGAGGCGACGAGGGCGGGCGTGGTCTCATGCAACACGACGGCATTCACGCCGGGCCGAGTCCCTCTCTATGTTGTTGTGACTGGCTCGGCCAGCGTCACGAGCTGGCAGGACGTGCGGCAGCCGGGCGCGGCGGTGTGCAACCGCGCAGTCGTCAACATCAACAACGCCAACGTGACTCTCACAGCGGCGCAGGCGCGGTGCCAAATCATCGAGGTCACAGGCACACTCAACTCGTCCCATCGCTCAATTATTGTGCCGCTGGCATTGCAACAGTGGACAATTTTTGCAAACACGACCGGAGGCGTTGGCGTCAACATCATCGGCGCGACTGGCACCGGTGTCACGGTGGCAGACGGTCATCGCGCCATCGTTTATAGTGACGGGACAAATGTTGTTCGCGCAACGGCTGATGTATAGTTATAATTGTTTGAGTTTTTTTTAATAGGGGACACACATGGACGGATTTTATTTAATTGCAATTTTGCTAATCACGATCATTATTTTGGCCGTGATTTTTTTTACTGATCGCGAAGACAAAAAAACTACGCTCAAAGGTGGCCCCGGCGAGGGCCCCGGCGGTCATCCGTTGAGCGGTCGTCAAAATAACATTACTCCCGGCGGCCCCGGCGAGGGCCCCGGAGGGCACCCTTGAAAAGAGTCGCAGCCGCGCTTGCTATAGGCGCGGTTTTTTTTAATTTCTCGGCGGAATGGGCGCTGCCGGGATTCAGCCCGTACGCAACTTGGTACATCCAGCAGAGTATTTGGGTAGCCATTTTGTGTGTGGTGGTGCGTTTGCTCATTGACTCATACCCGCGATCCGCCGTGTGGGCGCTCGCGGCGACGGCGTGTTTTGTAGGCGCGTCTGAGGGGTTACAAAACGCGACATGCAGGCTGCTTGTCAACAATGGCAGCAGCATACCGCGTGGCACGACCGTATGCGATTATGTGACTGGCCTACCCGTACAGGCCACGTCGGTCACGCTGTATTTATTTTTATTTTTGTGGAGCGTCTACAAATGCAGACCGACCCGCAGGATTTTATAACCGTCGTCGTCGCCATATTGGCGCTGGTGACGAGTAAGGAACTGGCCGGGCTTGTCGGCCCATACGCCGGGATCGCGGCCTGCGCGTGTGCTGGCGCAGCCGTCTCTCTCTCCGGCAACGACGAGCCGATGACGGTGCCGCAGGCGCTTGGGTATGTGTTGCTGCGCGTCTTGCTCGCGACCATCCTCACGGTAGGACTCGCTGAGCTATTGCAGCACGTCATACCGGCCATCAAACCGCGGTATTCGCTCATTCCTTTGGCGTTCGCCATTGGTTGGATTCGCGACTACTCTAGCCTGCGTTCGTGGCTCGGCGACACCATACAAACCATAATCTCGCGCCGGGTGGATCGACCATGACTCAGGAGCTGCTTACTGCAATCAATTTTTTTATATGCTCCCTCGGCGGATTTTGTTGTATTTGTCGGCTGCGGATTATGGGCGCGTCAACAAAAAAACCAATCCGATTTCAATACGCAATTTGGTTCGCGGTGTTTTTTTATTCCGCGTTTAGTTGGACGTATGGCGACCACCCAACCGGGATCCAGGTCGTGCTAGGCGCTGCTGTGCTCGCGC